TTCCAAATGATTAATGTACGCTGCCATCTCCATCACTTGTTCTTCACCGATTAAGGCTTCACCTATCTTAAGGTATTGTTTATCTTCCATTTTGTAATTGTTTTTCAATGTTTCTTAACACATACAATTGCCCTTGTACATAAGCTGCATGTTTGTTATCAGATGGTTCACCTTCCTTATTATAGTGTTCCTCTAATTTAATCCCATGTCCATTTAAGAATTCTGCGATTCTTTCATACTCTTTTTTAATAATATCTTCCATATATTTCGTTTTATCGTACTCTAATTACATATTTTCCCTTTGCAGTTGCCACCTGTGATAATCTCATCATAGCTGCATAGCGAGCAGCATCAATTGCGTGGTTGTTGAAATCAATCGGTCTATCCAATTGCTTTCCAAATCTATCCGTTTCCCATTCATACCCATAGAATTCATTTACTATGTTTTGGCAAGAACGAGGTATATTGATTGAATAGTTTTGTAGAACCTGAATACCAAAGTTTATAGAATCCTTTCCTTTTACAACAGGTCTTATATTAAATCCTAATCGGTATAGTTCTTCTATCAAGCGAGGTTCTGCACTATCAGCCCATATCTCCCATCGGTTATCTCCAATGATTGTTTTTAATTTAGCTGCAATATCGTTTGTTACCAATCCTCTTTCATAGCAATTCTCTACCAAATAGATTTCTCTATCCTTTCTGAATAGAGATACAATAGCTGTTGGGTCATTACTATATCCAAAGTCCATTCCTATACAAACAAATTCTGCATCATCCGGCACCCAATCTATTACATTGAATTGGAATACAGCCTTATCATTTTGTACGAACTCACCTAATCCATATACTCTCCATGCTTTTGGATTATTCTTTTCCAAAGCCTTAATAGCATTTACTACTTCCTTTTCTAAGTAAGGATTGTTCTTAAATGTAGTAAAGTATTGTGTAGCTTCTTCTATACTTCTAATCCAATGGTGTGGGGATATAGTAGGGTTTAAACTCAATATAATTGGGCCTGTACAACGTATTCTTAGCTGAAACCAACTCTCCTCATCAATCTCATTTGCTTCCTCCAGCCATAAGATATTACTCTTTAAACCCCTTAGTTTCTCTGGGTTATCAGTAGAGATGAATGATATTGTAGAGCCTGTAAAGAATGTGTATATCCTATCTGTCTGATTAAAATCATTTGGATTCCACAATTCCAATGTACTCATTATATCTTCAAAATCTTTTATAATGGTACGCTTAAGTGATGGGATTGTCTTTCTTACAATTACTACATCCTCCTTACCTTCCAAGCACTTTACTATTACCCATTGTAGTAAAGCATAGGATTTACCTGAACGAGTACCACCATAATGTATTGTTGTACGGGTTGGTGAATTCTCCTGATTGGTGTATGTGATTGTACTATTTATCTCCAAGTTCATTGCTTCCAGTTTGGTTTATATTCACTTGAATCTGCTGTATCCTTTGTTCTACTTCAGCTTTCATTTCAGTTCTACTCAATTTAGGTAGAGTAAACTCCATTAGCTTCAGAGCAAGTTCTATTGCTCTCTCTGGGTCTTTCTTCTTAATCTTTTCTAAATCCGATGATAGGGTATTGAGTGTATTATCTACTGCTCGTGCAATAGTTAGTTTCATCATTTCAGTTGAACGATTTACAGCTCCTTTCGGTCTACCTTTAGCCAGCTTATGTCCGGGTTCAAACTTTGCCATTATTTTCCATTATTTAAATGATATATACATATATAACAACTTATATCACCTTTGTATTTATCGTTGGACCTTGCCCCCTTAAAATCCGTTTTAGAATGGGTTATCTAAGTTATCCTTTAGGTGTTTCTTAATCTTCTTACAATTAAGGTAGACTGTGGATTTGGATAGCTTTAACTCTGATGCTAATCTTTCAAATGTCATCTCTGAATCAAATGCGTACATCTGATATATCTTAGAGGGTGCCCATAATCTTGTCCTCTCTAATCTCTTTAATTCATCTACCATCTTATTGTACACATCATCTATCTTCTCGTCCGCATCTATATCGTATTCCGTTTCTACTTCATCATAAGAATCCGATAATCCTACATTTCTTTTATCTGCTTTTACTCTATTAAGAAAACGAGAGTTAAGGAATGCATGGCAGTACATGAGGTTAAATGAATCTAAATACCAAAGAGCAGGATTGGATTTCTCTCCTAAGTAAAGGTAGAGTTCACCAACAAGCTCATCGGCTATCTCTTTATCCTTTGATAGATTATACGCAACTGCTGTCAACCATCCATGTGATTTACGAAATAGGGTATCTAATCTTTTATTATTTTCGGATTGTATTTTATTCACTTCTATCTCTTACAAATTGTCTTAGTGTATCTACGCAACCAGCCCAGTGTTTTGCTGAACTCTTACACGAACATGGTTGATTGGTTCTTTCACCTCTTATAGTATTACACCATGTCCAAAATGTTCCCATAAGGTTTTCCGGTAAATAGTTTTTAACAGTTTCCAATTGAGCTTTTAATTGTTGGAACTGCTCTAAGTTTAGTGGAGCGTATTTGCTCTCTGCTACATTTGGTTTTAATTCTTCCATATATTATAATTTTATTCCTTTGCATTCCCCATCATAATCCTTATCGGTTAATCGGTTTAGCCATTCTTTACGTTCACAACATCCGCATGATTTGAAACCCAATACATCTATTGCTATCCATTCTGATAATCTCTGTCCAAATCCTAATGTTACTACATGTATTAAGGCTTCTACCCAATCACCTATTTTAATCCATTTCATATTCTATTTAATTTTCTTCTTTTATTTTCATCTAACATAAACTTACTATGGTTTTTTTGAGCTTCTTCAAACCTACCAGCTTTCCTAGAATGTTGATGATTTTCTAATACTGTTGTTAATTCTAAATTAGATAAATTATTATTATTACCATTAAAATCTATATGATTTATGTGATAACCATTTGGTATTACTTTATTAAAAGCTTGATAAACACTTCTATGTACATAAGCTTTCTTAAATTTTCCACCTTCAGTTCTACCCCAATATAAATAATTAGCTTGTTTTCTTAATGATAAATTAGTTTTATTTAATTTACTTCTTATATTTCCATAATTAGAAACCTCATATCTATCTGACTCAATTGTTGTTTTCCAAATTTCCATAGTTTATAATTTTTGATTTCTTCTTCTTTCAAATGCTGCTATCATATTCTCTGAACGAGTTACAGCTCTTAGATTAGTAATGTTATTGTTATGTTTATCTCCTGAAATATGGTCTATCTCACATCCTTCAGGTATCTTTCCAATATGAGTTTCGTACACTACTCTATGTACCCTTCTCCACAATCTTTGTTTTGTCTTACCTTCACCAACAAAGCACCCTACATACAAGTATCCGCTTGGATGAATACGAGGTCTTAACACTCTCATTTCTCCATTTGGATTATAACGAGGTGATATTTTTGTTGTATAGACTGTACCATAATCACTAACATAGTAATCAGGCATATCTTTTATTTCTTTAATTGTTTCGGTTTTCATAGTTTAAAATTTTGACATAAAAAAGCCAGTCCCCAAATGAAAAGGGACTGGCAAATATAGGATAAAAATAAGGCAGTGGAATAAATAAAATGGCGTTTCAATAAAAGACCACTGCTTATATAATTATAACAATTGATTGTAAAAATATTTATCCTAATTTTTTTGTTCATCGTTTAAGTTAGTAATTTGTTTATTTTGCTTTTCAGCTGCTGCATTGATTAGGGATTGCATATCCATATTATCTAATACAAACAACATCTCCTCATGTGTTATCTCTGAAGTAGATTTTCTTAATAGAGTATCTAACTTAGATTGTATTTCAGCTGATAACCTATTCTTAGATTCATTTTGTGCTTTAGCTTCTAAGTAAGCTTTTGATTCCTTATAGTTTTCCATTCTTTAGTTGTTTATATTTTTCTTTTAATCTTTGTTCTAATTTCTTTTGTTCTTCCAGCTTTGATGCGTACACTACATTTCTTGTACCTGAATAACCTTTTATCTTTGGATGCATATTAAAATTGTTTAAACTCTGTTTCTTCACTTGTTTTTACCTTAGCGTTAATAAACGCAGATAATAGTTTATACTGCTTGAATGATAGTTTACGAGTTCTCTGAACAAATTGTAAAGTGTTAAATGCTATCTCATAAAAGTTTTCAGATGCATAAGTTAATTCATAATCATCATCTGTTTTCTCAACTGCTATATCACCTGATTTCATTAAATCAATTAACTTTGCTTTTGTACTATTACATAACTCTGCAAACTCTTGCTTGCTTAGATTATCATACTTTTCTTTAACAATTGCTTCGAACTGCTCTTTTGTTGTAAATGCCATAACTTTTAAATTTTAGTAAAGATACGAAAAAATGTTGGAACTACCAAGCAATTGGGAAAGTATTTTAAAAAAGATTGTAATCATAATTGCTTTGGACAGACCACTCTTTAGGGATTTTTTACAATCAGTGTCAAGCCTTTTACATTACTTTCATTATTGGTAACTAAAGAGTGTCTACAGAAAGATTACCAACTCCACTAACATATTATCACTTACACCATTTTTGACCTGAAGGTTATCTACTCTTTATTTAAGAGATACCATGCCTCCGTATATTCATTGCATTACAACACAAGGAATGTTCAAGGGTCTGTTCGTTTTAGGGTTTAAAAGGT